GTGGCCCAACAATCAAGGTCTTGCTCTCTAACGGCCTCTGCGCGGACGGTTCAGCCCTCCACGCAACTGCCAGCATACGGAAAGCGTCGGCAGGGTGTGATGTCCAATCGTGTCGGGGTGATGCCCTGAACGCTTTCTTGTCCTCATCATACTCTCGTTGATACTGGCGTAAAGCCTCTATTCCGTCGCCACATTTTACGGAATTAAACCAAGTTCGTGGCAACATTTGACGAATTGCTTGAATTCCGTCCTGTACGCCGATGTTCGGCACCACAGACAAATGGTTGATGCCGAGGTGGTCAGCCAACTGCTCTACGATGCTGCGCCCCGTCTGTAGGCTCTTGGCGCGTGCGTCATGCGGCAGGTGATGCTTGCCGTAGGTGTAACCCTTGTTAACGACTACCTCCGCGATGGCGCGGATGTCTGCACCCGAGACTGCGTAGAAGTCGATGACGCGCACCTCGCCGCCCACCACCTGATACCACCAGATAGCCGTGTCGTCGCGGTAGCCCAAGTCCCACGCGGTATGTACCGGATACCCCTCCGTAAAGACTACACGCTCGTTAATGCGCGGCTCTGCCTGTCGCATCTCTGTGCCGAAGAACGCGCCGAGGATAGCCGCCTCGAAACTGCACTCGTACTCTTGGAGGTACTGGTCTTCCGACAACTGCGCCTTTGCTGCGTTGAGTTCACTCTGGGGCAGCAGGCCTGATTCGCTAGCAGGCAGGCGCAGGACAAACCACTCGTCTGGAATGCGCCGTGCTGTCTCGTAGATATCCCAGAATTGGTTCTTGCCCTTTGGCGTACCGGCGAACACAGCCCAGCCTTGTTTGTCGGAGAGCGCAGGCCGGATGACATTGCCAAACACGCTCGGCTTAAAGTCGCCGAATTCGTCCATGTACACGCCCGATAGTCCCAAGCCTCGGATTTGCCCATCAGCGTTGTCGGCCCCAAACAAACTGATTTTGACCCCGTTAACCAATGTCAGCGTCATCTGCTGTTCGTTGGCATCTACGATAAGGGGTTTTGCATAAAACTTAAAATAGTCCCATGCGATGCGGCGTGCTTGGTTGGCGTAAGGGGCAACATACGCAAATAGACCATTTGGCCCCTGATACATGATGGCGGCGCGAATGATGTCATTGATTGCAGCAACGGTTTTACCCGCACCTGCGGCGGTGGGCAACTAAACACGCCCACCGCTTGCTCCTATCGTGAAATGGCAGGAAAGCCCGCCGTGGGTTGTACGGCAGCAGGACGTCAGCCAACGGGGGTACCCCACCGGATAACCATCTGCTGCTCTTTGCCGTCTGCCCCGGTCACTTCGGTTCTGGCAAGGTCTGGGAGCGTCTTACGGAGGACAATCTCCGCAGCCTTCAGTTGGGTAGGGGTCACATCGCCCTCGCCCATAGCGGCCCTCTCAAGGCGTTGCAGGATGCCTGCGACCCTGATGCGCTCCCTCCACTCGTCCGACAGTTTGACCGTTCTAGTGCGCGCTGCCATGTGTTTGTTTCCGTTAACCTATTGGAGCATACCTGAAACAGTAGCAAGGGTTAAGGATTTTATGCAGCCCGCTTGCGTCTTGGTGGCGGGCACACCGTGCGAGGCACGGACGCATCGTGAGCCGTCCCCCATAAAAAGTCCTCGCGGGGGACTAGCATCCAATTTACTTGAGTTTACTGCTATTCACCGTGCCGCATCAACCTGTTAATCCCGCTTAAGTATCTTGACCTTCTTTTCCTCACCGGGGAACACGACGAAGTTGCGGGTGCCGCTACCTCCTTGGCCTCGGCTACCTGCGTCTTGATATTTAACACCGACCAACCCTTTGTCCTTTAGGAACTGCGCAACTTTTGGCATTTCGCCGCCTTTTGATGAGCCGAATCCTTCGTAAATCCATTTGTGCATTGCTGCACCAGTTGGATTACCAAATGTTTTTTCCAAGTCTTTCGTTGAAAGTCCACGCGAACCCATTTGTTTTACTAGTTTTTGCGCTTGAGGGGTGTTACGCCAATCAGCCCACGCCTTTTGCACAAACTCCGGCTGCTCACTCAACGGCTTATCCCAATCGAGCATACGGTCTATCATCTCGTCGGGGAGGTCGGCGGTGTAGAGGTTACCCGGAGTTTTTTGCAAACCCACGTATTCCTTCACGGCTGCTTCATAAGCGGGTTTTGCGCTTGGCGGAACGCGGTTGTATCGCAAAAAAGTTTCTGGTTTTCGGCCGCCGTCTACCCAATCCATAATTTGCGATGATATTGCTCTTGAATAATCTGGGTGCGCCGCGCCGGTTTCTAACGCCGCATCTGCTGCTTTTTGCCAAATTTTGCCATAAGCAACCGATTGCGAATCTTTCATATAACTTGATGCGGCTAAGCGTTCTTTGTATCCCTTCGCCACCTTCGGACTTTCGGCAAGGTAAACTCCATGCCCATACGCCTGCGCTCCCTCGCCCGTGCCTACCTTGCTAGCGTCAAACTCGCCTAGCGGATTGGCCTCCGTCGCGGGGAACCGATGCGGGGTGCCGTGGTACACATCTAGTTCAGCGATAGGGGCGGTTTTGCGTAGCGCAGCGGCTATCCGCAGCGGGTTAACAAACTCACCCGCGAATTGACCCATTGACCGAGGGCTTTCAAACGCCTCTACAACTGGGTCAACAACAACCGCTTTAGCCGTCTGTACGGGCTGCGTGACCAGAGCCTTACCCATTGCACCAACCCCCTGCGCCGTAGCGTCTAGACGCGGTGTAGGGGCGCGTGCGGCGGCGGCTTGGGCGTACTCTGCCGTCGTCATGCGCCCGATGTTGGGGTCGCTCGTTAAGGCTTCGTAAGCGAGTCCACCGACATCCCGTGCGCGGTCTGCGAGGGTATCAACTACCCCGCCACCGAAGTCAGCGGCACGGTCGCGCATCTGCTGGAGGTATTGCAGCGCGGCAGCATACCGTGACGGTTCCGCTTTCTTCGCCATTATTCGAGGTTTTCGAGTTTGTACTTAAGGCTCGTCACGGCATCCACAACCGCGTCAAACAAGTTAACAAGGTCGGAGTCTTTCGGGAGTGAGCCTTTGATTTCGTCGAGGAAGGTCAGCAGCCCCTTCACATACGCCTTCGGGTTGCTGTTCTTGTGGAACTCAACATCGTAGCCCGTGATGATTGAATACCTACCCTGATAGGCTTCTGCGTATTTATCCACAAGACCGGGAATGGCCTCGTAGTATTCCCCGAGCGCCATGTGCTGCGCGAAGGACTTGGTGGCGAGGTGCTGAAGGTGCGTGATAGTCGCGCTGTGGAACATGGTTCCGACAAAAAGCGCAGCGGTTTTTTCGTGAGCAGCCATGACTCTCCCCTATGGTACGATGATGCTAGACCCCTACAGGGAAGGATGCAAGCATGACTACCATTTCCGAAGCCTACCGCGCCCAGCAGGTCGAACTGCATACAAATCCTGCTTACGGGGTAGCCTCCCTCGCCTTTGCGCCTCTCGTCGCCAAACTGGCTGTAGATAACTCTATCCGGTCAATTTCCGATTATGGGGCCGGGAAAAAGCACCTCCAAACCGCCCTACAGGGCGCAGGGCTGGAGTTTGATTACCACCCCTATGACCCAGCCTTCCCGTCCTACGGGCCTCCCGTAGAGGCTGATATGGTCTGTTGCATTGATGTGCTGGAACACATCGAACCCGACCGGCTCGACGCGGTGTTGGATGACCTTGCCCGTATCATGCCGCGCATCGGCTTCCTGTCCGTCCACACAGGGGCGGCGGTCAAGACCCTATCGGACGGGCGCAACGCCCACCTTATCCAAGAGCCTGCGCGGTGGTGGCTTCCCCGCCTCTGTGAGCGGTTCCACATCCACCACCTCCAGCACCATCAACTCATGGGTCAGGGCTTCTGGGTCGTCGTCAGCCGCGTTTGAAGCCACGCAACCGTCTCGGCAGGGTCACGGGCTAGGTACCACATCCCAAGCGGCTCAAACGCCATCTGGAAGCGTTCCTGACCCCTTCGCAGTTTGCCCGTCGGGGTCTTAATTTCAAGGAAGGCAGCGAAACCGGGGGCGGTGACCAGTTTGTCCGGCACGCCCTGACCTGCCAGCCCAAGGTCGTAGACCGTAAATCCTACCGCCCTGACGGCTGCGGTGATGGCGGCATCGTTGGCATCCCGGCGTGCGGCGTAGCGCATCAGAAAGACCCGTCAGCCCATTCGTACCAGAGTTTGTAGGCGCGTACAAATTCCTCCACGCCTTCCCCAAGCAGCATCGCTTTGCCCTGCGGCGGCACGAAGAAAAACCGCGCTATCCGTAGCCCGTTGTCCGTATCCCCGCGCACCACCCACACTTGGAAGTTTGGCGTGGCAGCGAGTGCCTGCAAGGTGCGGCGTAACCCCTCCGACATCGACTCGCCCTGACGCTTCCACTCAAGCACAAGAAACTTGCCCTTGCGCTCCACAATGCCGTCGATGTTACACGGCGTGATTTTAGGGTTGTTCGGCAGCAGGCCGAGAAACGCGCCGTAATCAATATGCGGCGCATCCCGGTTTTTCATCAGCCGCTCAAACTCCACGGCGTTTGTCGTGCGCTGCGCGTTGTGGTGATACCCAACCCGCCTTGGTCTTAACCCAGCCGCGAGATTTTAGCAGTTCCTCGCCACCGCACGCGCCGCTGCGATGCTGGAGGATGCTCGACGCGCCGAAGAACTTCTGACCGCATTGCTTACAGGTGCGGGTCATCGCGGGACCTCGCCCCGCGCACGGATGGCGGCGGCACATTGTTCGGCAGCAAACCTTTCTCTAAACCCGCCTAACGGGTCAATTGTGTATTGCTTGCTCATGTATGACTTCATTTGTTTTTCACAAACCTCGGCACACGCCTCACGCTCTCGCTCGGCAACCTGCCACTCTATCTCTTTAAGTAAGTCTTCAATGGTGTCGCCGTGGCCTGTAGCGAAAGCGCGAGAATTCATATATTCCACGACTTTCTGCTTCTCTGTTGTAGCAACGAGGGCGGCGAAGAGTTCAGTTTTCTGCCAAGCGTCTTCGCTTGCTAGCCCCATAGCGTAGTCAGGGAATCCCGCCTGCCGCGCCATGCGGATGATGTCCTCGCGTGTCACGGCTTCACCTCCCGCGCCCACAGCATAGCGTTAATGCTCATGTTCCTATTTCCTGCGCCTTTTCGATAAGTCGAATCGCCATGTTGATGTTTTCTTGACGCTCGAAATCCGATTTCAACGCCTCTACCGCGTTAATCATCGCCTCGCCTGCGGTGTACATCCGCTCGTAGTCGTCATTCGGGCGACCACCAAACAACCCGTAATCGGGGTCAACTTCCTGCATCCGTTCGTAATCGGGGTCGGCTTCCTGCATCCGTTCACTCGAATCCTCGATTGCAGCGTCCATGTCGGCTACGGTTTTTGTTTGGCACGCTATTTGCCACGACTTGCCATGCCCGTCGGCATTTGCCTGCGTCTGATACGCCTTCAACGCATCCCACATATCGTTCGTTGTTAACTTCACGATTGCACCTCTCGCTTTTTAAGTTTGTTCAGACCGCGTTCACCGAACAGTTGGCGAACCATCGACATCAGGTGCGGGTGACCCAGCACCTCGGCTGCATCTGCTGACCGCAACGCGGCGGCAGTCGAGTCCCGCAGACGCTCCAACGCATCCGCATCAGGGCTGATGGTTAATCGAGCAAGATATGCCTCACAGAGTTTGAGACGGTTCAGCGGAGTCGGCTCCAACTTGTCCCAACCCCTTGCGTTCCACGCATCTTGTTCAGCGTGACGAGCGACATCTGCGGCGCGTTGCTTGTCGGTCTTTTCGACCTTCTCGCCAAGTCGAGGTGCGGCTTTTTTATGCAGTTCAAACAAACCTTGATACTGCCCTGCGATTGACTGGTCGACCACGGCTTGTTGGTCAGCACCGAAGCGCGACAATTTTAGTTTCATCGCGTGTTCGGATGCGGGTTTGATGGTTTTGCGAATGGCTTTGCGGTAAGCCACCCATTGTTCCCAAGCCGCTTCGTCTAGTTCGTGCATAAAAACCTCTCTGTGGTTAGACAGGACAAGCGTAACTGTTCACGGAGGTTAATGCAACAACTTTAGTCAGGGCTTAGTTTAGGCTCCCAATTGCCATGCGCTTTTGGGATGCCCGTTAGTTTTAGAATTTTCCGAAAACTATCCGCAGGGGACAACCCAAACTCTTGCCGCATTTTTTGCTTTCTGCCTTTCCAACTATCGGCAGTTTTGATGGTCTGCAACGCGGCATCCATGTCCGATTGATTGTAATTGCGGACGCGGCAAACAATGATGCCGCTGCGGTAGTAATTGTACGAGTCTCGGGCGGCATCGTAATTTGCATCATGTTCGATGCCGTCAATTTCAACCGCAATGCCTAATTCGGCGCACCAAAAATCAAATATTCGACAACCCCATAACGATTGGCGCGACCATTTTTTTCCTGTTTTTTCTAGTTGTTCGTTTGCCCAAACTTCTGCCTGAACCAATCTTGATTGATTCTGTCTTTGTCTTTTCTTCATGTAGTCAGATTGACTACTGTTGACTACCCATCTCACTCTTACACCCCATATGCTCGGAAGCCCGGGAATGACCCCCCTACCCCCCTTAAATCGGAAGGTAGCGAGGTCATGCCTAAATGCCCGTATAGCCACGGTTGTTTAGACCCGCTGGACTTTGGTAAGCGATGCCCAGCCCGTTCCAAACGAACGGCCCTTCGCCGACAGATTTAACCCATGTCGAGGGGCTGCGTGGTGGGGTGTTTGACACGACTAGAACAGCCGTGTAGATTAACCATCACGCTCGAATAGCCTCGCAAGCGTATAGGCAGCCCCCCTGCCGCGTCAAGCCCCCGTTCAGGGGGTTTGTCGTTTCTGGGGGTCGCAGAATCGCTTATAGCGGC